GGGTGTTTTGTTTTTCTTTGTTGTCTCTTCCTTTCTGGGGTGTTTTTTTTTTTTTTTTTTTTTGGGTAAAACCAGCGAAAGCTGATTTAAATAAGGACGCCAGAATGACTGGCGTCTTCATTTAAGACATCAGCCACTTTTGTAAGCCCTGGCACGACTGTGTTGCTTGAGTACTCATACTCAGAGTCAACAGAACAATACTGCAATGACCATGCACCATCGACTGGGATGGCATATGGCACTTCAGAATAAACTAATTCTAAAACTGCAGTTTGGTCTACTGTTTGGTTAAACAGATTTTTAAAAAGATCAAATGTACTGGAAGGATAAGAAGCTAGCTCTCGCGTAGCTTGATTAATCACCATATCAGACCACCTTTCATCAAGTGAGTCTGTAAATGCCAACATCTTTCCTATAGATAAGAAATCTAACTTACCTACAAGAATCTTAAGATGGTCATTCCATACAGGAGTTCTTTTAAGAAATAATATCTCAGTAACAAGCTTGAGACATATTTCAGTCTCAGACTTCTTAGCGGGAGTTATTCCAATTTGTATAAATTGTGCAAATTTCATGATACTTTCGTGAGTATAGATATGACGAAACAATTTCGCGATATTTTTTAAATTATCGTCTCCATAGTTTATCAAAGCAACTTCACGAAAGAAGTCAATGGTATTGCAGTATGCTGCGACAAAATTATAATGTCGACGTGGAGGATGACCACGTTTCGAAATATGCAAAAGAAAATAGAATTGTAAAATTTCTATAAGTAATTCACATATACAATTTATTAATGCAGTAGCATACACACCACTTGGCAATTTCTTATCCATTATGAAAACATCATTTCCAATAATGACAATAAATTGTTGTAAACCTTGTAATATTAGCCTCATACGTAGCAAATGTTTAAGATTTAACGAATCTTGGTAGAACGGAGTTGCTTGAATTATCATCCATAAAACATATATCCCAAAAGCAAGTATCAATAATTTCTTATCATACTTAGCAAAATCAGAATCTATCCAACCTTTATCATGCAAAAAATCATAAATTTCCTGTTCTGACAAGTTATGGTCAGCAGCCATGTTATTCATCTGTTTATACATGGCTAATAGCCTTTCATGAAATTCAAGACCACAAGCATTCATACCAATCTGAGCAAAAAGTTTATCACGATGTGCCATAAACAAGTCCATATAAGGACTTAAGTACATGCGACATAAAAATAGAAACTCAGTATTTCCGGCAAAGAACATACGCTCATTGCCTTCATCTATTTTTGTTTGTTTGATAACCTCATCTTTGATGCTAGCAACTGATATATTTGGCCAAGGAATGCCTAAATCTAAATAGTTGAGAACATCAATCATGCGATTAGCAAACCACTCGACAAGATACGGTTCTTCTGGGGTTCCACGAATTAAATCACTTTTCTTCGTGGATGTCTCAGGAAAACCATATCCAGCCTTTTGGTTAATACAATTTGTATGTGTAGTTCCACTAATAACTTGACGAATAGATAATGGTTTTACAACACCTAAATGTACTCCAATAACAGTCATGATATGTTTATAAGCTAAATGAGAAGCAGTAATAAAAGGAGCATCATCAACAACTGTACCACATTCCATCATGTGTGAAATTCCAGCAAGCATAGGACTCACCCAGTTTTCACCATCTTTATGAGGCACAAGTTTTGGTATTCCTAATAATTCAACATCTGGACAAAAAGCTTTAGCACGATCATAATACTGTGTCTTGAAAAACTTAGAGGCGCTGCGTATAGAAGGTTTTGATAAAGATCCTACATATTCACCTAAGTTATCTATTTCTTCTCGTTCAAAATGATTAAGTACAGAGTAAATACTAGTACTATCACTTAAAGGATGTCCGACATTACGAAAATGTTCTCGAACACCTTCTTTAGTAAAAATATATGATAGCATAGTTGGTTCACTCTCAACTTTAACACTCTCTAAATCTGTAGGGACATTAGTCTTAAGAAAAGAAATGGGAACAGCAATA